ACCTTAAAGATTGGGGAACGATGTTAAGCCGTGAAGAGCGTGATATGGTAGACTATATCGAGCGTGGCAGGATGCCTTGGGGCAAGAATGTAGGCGCTTTGTTTAGTGACCTGTCAGTGTATTCTCTTTTGTGGCATATGGAAGCTGATGATAGTTACCATAAGACTTTTATTAGGCAAAATATTTCTGCCAAGTTTAAGGAAGCTTTGACCAAGTACAGAGAGACAAGTGGTAAAGCAGTATTTGATGCTCACTTCAAAATGATTGAAGAAAAGGAAAAAGCTAAAGAAGCGCGTCAAGCTGAGAAAGCAAAATCAAAGCACGTTGGTGTTATTGGTGAAAGGCAAGAGTTCAATCTTTGCGTTGACCACATACATTACTTTGATACTTATTGGGGTGAGTCTTGTATTACTTTGTTAAGCGATGCTGAGGGAAACCAGATTGTATATAAGGGTCAAGCTCGAATTGGAGGCATCAAAGAAAATATTTCTTTAATTGCCACAGTAAAAGAGCAGTCTGTTAGAGAAGGTGTAAAACAGACAATCATTCAAAGACCAAAAGTTTTAAAAGGAGCTATATGATGGATAATTTTGTACAGGGCTTTGACCCAGAAATATTTAGTGTTGATGCTACAATTAAAAATCGACGTATCACAAGGTCACAAATATTAAAGAAAATAGGGTGTCCACATTTGAAGTTGCGTGATTATGACGGTTATTTTTTGTGGGAGTATGACACTTATCCTGACGAATACGACTGTACTTCTACAGAAAACAATTCATATAAACACGCTGACCAAAGTATTGTGGTATGTAGGTTAAACGATATGACCTTGGAGCAATGGGTTGATGATGGTAAAAAGTTTGTTCAAGAAGTGGAGATGTCATAATGGAACTATCAGAAATACTTACACCAATTCCCACGGAGACTTTTTTCAAAGAGTATTGGGGAAAGAAACATTTAGTTCTATCTCGGTTTAGGTGTATGGATTTATTTACTTTTGACCATGTTGAGAGTTACATAAATCGATATCCATATGTTCGAAGTTTGCAGATTATAGACTATGACGGCAAGGGAGCGCGTTGGTGTTTGGACAAGCATGAGAAGTTGGGTCAACCTTTTCTAAGCAAGAAAGAAGTCATAGATTTGTGGAGAGAAGGAAAGACAATTGTTATTCCTTTCGCAGAATACGAAAACAAAGAAATGATTGATTTGTGTTTCGAGTTCGAGAAATACTTTGGGCATGGGTGCATTAATGTTTACGCTTCTCCGAAAGCAGGGTCTAAATCTTTTAATGTTCACGCAGATAGCACCGAGAACTTTTTGTTTCATCAACGCGGAAATACCAAATGGACAATGTATAAAGAGTTTAAGGGAGAAGAACCCAAAACAATAATTGACGAGTTTGTGTTAAAGGGTGGGGATATGCTTTATATACCAACAGGGCAATTTCATAAAGTTGAAGCTGACACGGCTAGAATTTTATGTAGTGTTCACTTTCCAAACAAACGAAATCAGACATTAGAAAAGTTTACAATAAGCTCTAACAAAGCCAACCCGAGAGAAAAATGGTTTGAGCCAATATTAAAATATGACACGGATGGTTATTATATTTAATTAATCATCGACCCCAGTGGGCGGAGGGGAAATAAAAATGAAACGCATTAATATCACCCACAGTCAACAGCTCTACTTCCTTTCTTTGATGGAGCGTGTTGGTCGATTAGGGAGCGAAAATCCTACCCTCGAAGGTTGAGGTCTTTTAATTAGACCTTTTGCATCAGCCTTCGAGGGGATTTAATATCTTAAATTATCATCAATTTCCTGTATACCTTGATAAGCAAACACATCGTTTCGCCGTTCTGGAGCCATCCTAGAGGGTCAAAAATCGTCGATATGTCTAAAAATCCAGATTATTAGTGATTTTTTTAAGTTTTAGTGCTATTAGGTTTTTCCAATGATAACACATAAGACAAGCAATGTTGTTCAAATGTTTGAAAAAATTAGTGTTGCGGCATTGGTTTCGCACATAAAAGAAAATAAACTTTTACACCGAGAAGAGAATTTTTGTGAATATAGCTCTCTCGGGGTGAATTGGGATTTTGTTGCGGCAGATATATATGTTGATTTAGGACACAAAGTTGACGATACTATTATAGATGAGGCGTTTGACGTTCTCGAAAAAGACTTGAAAACCAAATCAGCGAATTGGAGTAACTTCGATTGAACCCGATACGAGTGCAACGAAAGAGAATTGGCGGTTACAAGATTTCTCCTCGCAGGGAAGTTATTGAGCAGAACAGATTACGCAATTCGATGGAGCGGAAGCTAAGACTTCAGCTTATGACCGCATTTGCAGACATTGGTAAGATTGCGTCTGACGCTCACGAAGAAGGTAGAGACGTTGAGGGTTTGAGACTGAATATAGTTAGAAGTGTTCGAAATGTTATGGAGCCACATTACAGAGCCGTGATGGAAGCGTTTGGAACTCGAATACTTCGCAACAGAAAAGCAGATACAAACTTCGAAAGATACTTGGATGGGTTTCTTAGAGAGGTTGGCGGTAATAGGATTACAAATGTTAGTAACACCACAATAAAATCGATAAGACGCATAATTGTAAAAAGCCAAGAGAACGGAGAAGGAACCCGAGCTACTTCTAAAGCGATATTTGAGGGCATGAGAGGGGCTATTTCCAAAAGGCGTTCAGCACTAATAGCCAGAACAGAAACCCACTCAGCGGCTTCCTATGCTAACCACAGAATGAATGAGAGCCTACAGTTACCAAATCAAAAGAAGAGATGGGTGGCAGTTAATGATAATCGCTCTCGGCACTGGCATAAATCAATGGATGGAGTGGAAGTTGGTATAGACGAAGACTTCGAAGTCGTTGTAAAAGGCGTAACTTATAAGATGAAACATACAGGTGACCCGAGAGGAGGAGCTTCTAATGTTATTAATTGTAGGTGCGTTACCATTTATATCGACCCTGATGACGAGGTTGTAGATGATAAGCCGCCACCAGATAAGCCTATTGTATCAAAACCACCAGAGCCAGAAGTCATTGTTACGCAACCAGTACAAACTAATGAACGACTGAATTTAATTGGAAATGTTAAATTTGAAAATGCGACAGAAGAATTAAAAATAAAATTTGAAGAAAAGCTAAACAATAAATTGTCTCCTTTGGCTCTGGTTGTAGCAAATAAGGTAGCTTATCCAAGCATCATAAAAAATTCCAAGAATGGGCTTTATTTTAGAAACGGAAATCGTATTGAATCTGGTTTAGAGAGAAATACTTTAGAACATGAATATGGGCATCATGTAGACCATGTGTCTTCTGGTACTAATTTTGTGTATAGAAGCCAACTTGATGATAAGTTCCAAGACGCATTAATTGAGGATGGAGTAAACTTAGGATTTAGCAAAAGGTTGTCGGGAACTGATTATCTTGGTCATTTGAAGTTTAGAGCCGCTCCAAAGACAGAGAAACTTATGAACGAAATGAAAAAGAAATTAATGGCTTTGAAAACAATAGAGAGAACTAGGTCAAATGGGGTAGTAGATACAGAAAAGTCATGGGAGCCAAAATTTGATGGCGCCACCAGTATTTCAGATATTGTTGATGCTACAAGCAAAGGAAATTACCAAGACAAATTTTATACTTGGGGTCATGGTAGAAAATACTATCGAAGAGAAGGAAGCGCGTATTATGAAACTTTTGCAAACTTATATGCTATTCATGGAAATCAAAAAGCCATGTCGATAGCTCGGGAGCTGTTTCCCAACACCGTTAGAGAATTTGAAAGAATGTTAAAGGAGATTGCAGATGGCAAAGCTGTTGGTGACTAGAGAAGAAATCGATAAAAGATTGGATAAACCAAATAAAACTGACGCAGATTATGAGCAGTTGTATATTGATATGTTTGGTAAAGAGCCAGAAACTTATGGAAGACACTGGCCTGATTCCAAGATTAATTTAATTATAGATGCAATTTATGAGGAGAAGCCATTTTCATTTAAGCCATTTCCAAAAGGAATAGATGCTTAATCCTTAATGGTTGCTCAAACTAGAAATTAAGGTTATAAGAGAAACAAATAAGATAGTTTTTTTGTCAAGTTGCAACTGCATGGACATTTTTATTTGTGAATTTTTGTTTAAACCAAATGGTAAAAGCGATAATTACAGAGGTTAAAATTGAAAGGAAGCAGTTAATGTTAGATGCTGATGAAGAAACAAAAGAACAGTTCGAAGATGGAACTTTCGATGTTAAGTTTGACATAAAAGCAATCGATGACGAAGAATCTAAGGGAGAGTTTTCTGGATACGGCTCTATCTTTGGTAATAAAGACTTGGGAAATGATGTTGTCATGGAAGGCGCTTTCTCAAAGTCCATAGCTCGAAAGGGCGCAAAAGCAGTTAAGATGCTATATCAACACAAGGCAGATGAGCCAATCGGAGTGTTTGATGAAATTCTCGAAGACAAAAGAGGTCTGGCGGTCAAGGGTCGTTTGGCAATGGGAACCCAACGTGGTCGAGAAGTATTTGAATTAATGAAGATGGGCGCACTTGATGGCTTATCTATTGGCTACAGAGTAGCGGAAAAAGGTCAGGAATATGATGAGCGCAGACGGCGCAGAATGATAAAGGAAGTTGACCTGATGGAAATTTCGGCGGTTACTTTTCCGATGAACCCTAAAGCAAGGGTGCAAGCGGTTAAGGGCGCAGAGAGAACGGTTCGAGAATGGGAAGAAGTAATGCGGGATGCAGGAAGTCTTTCTAGGAACGAAGCGAAGGTTGCGGCAACGGCTGTAACCAAGGCACTTAGCAATCGGGATGATTGTTCTAATGAAGAGCCAGAAATCCTAAGTTCAATAGCGAACTTAACAAATTCAATGAAACCAAAACAGGAGTAATTATTATGTCTGAAGATGTAGTAAAAAATGCTGTAGACGGTCTTGCTAGTGCTTTCGAAGAGTTCAAAGCTACTAATGACGAGCGTTTAAAGCAAGTCGAAGAAAAAGGTTCGGCTGACCCACTTGTTGAGGAGAAGCTTGCGAAGATTGAGAGCGACCTTGATAAGTTTGAAGACGTTAACCAAAAGCTAGTTCAGCAATCTAAAGCGGCTGAAGGTTTTAATGCAAAGCTAAATGATATTGAAGCAATGCTGAAAAGACCATCAAACGCAATGGAAGTTGCTGACGTTGATGCAGGTATCAAAGCTTGGGATACGTTCATGAGAAAAGGCGAAGACGGCCTTTCACCAGAAGAGCAAAAAGCACTTGTTGTTGGCACAGCCGCCACCGCAGGTAACTTAGCTCCTGCCGAGTACGTCAATGAGCTAATTAAAGTTGTAACTCAAATCAGCCCTGTTCGGTCTG